GATAACATCGTCGCGCTTCGTGAACACTTGGTTATTCATGATAATTTTCTTCATAGTGATACTCTCCTTTTTTATCGATTCGAGGCTTTTGCCCCTTGACCGCGTCTCGTTTACGAGCTCGCTTAATGTACAAGTACATTACCATTAATATGGTATAGTAGTCAATAAGTTTATGCACCTTGAACCATTTTATTTTAGTCGCTTAATGGGCGAGATATAGGGCCTAGGTACTTAGACCGGTTCCCGATTTTCGCCAGAGTCCTGATATCGGGTGGGTCGGCCTGCCGCCGCCGCGCACTGTGTACACGAAGGTGTATACAGTGTTTTGAACAAATATTTCATTGTAATTGTCATTGAACCATGTTCCGTGTACGTTTCTCTTATGAGCTTAAACGCCCCTGAAGAGGTACTGCGTGAGGTCTTTGCTCTGGAGCAAGCGAAGAACCGTTTATCTATTCGTGCTCGTGCTCAATCTTCTTTTATGGAGTTTGTCAATTACGTTTACGATGGATTTATTGAGGGTGTTCATCACAAGCAGGTTGCGCAACAATATGAGAAGTTGTCTGTGACTCCTGGTTCACGGGTCATTATTAATATGCCTCCGCGTCATACGAAGTCTGAGTTTGCGAGTTATTTATTGCCTGCTTGGTTGATCGGCAAGAATCCGGCGTTGAAGATTATTCAGACGACGCACACATCTGAGTTAGCTGTGCGGTTTGGCCGTAAGGTTCGTAACCTTATGGAGGAGGAACGGTACAGGGATATTTTTCCAGATGTGGATTTACGCGTGGATTCAAAAGCGGCGGGACGTTGGGAAACGGGTCAAGGTGGCGAATATTATGCTGCGGGTGTGGGCGGTGCGATTACGGGCCGAGGTGCTGATCTTCTTATCATTGATGACCCGCATTCGGAACAGGACGCCTTATCTGAATCGGCTATGGAAAACGCCTACGAGTGGTACACGTCAGGGCCCCGTCAGCGATTACAACCGGGCGGGTCTATTGTAGTTGTTATGACTCGGTGGTCTTTGAAGGATTTGACGGGTAAACTGATCAAGGCTCAGAGTTCTGACAAGATGTCGGATCAATGGGAGGTTGTTGAGTTCCCTGCTATTTTGCCGAGCGGCAATGTTCTGTGGCCGGAGTTTTGGAACAAGGATGAGTTGTTAAAGGTCAAGGCTTCGTTGTCCTTGGCCAAGTGGAATGCTCAATGGCAGCAGAATCCGACTGCTGAAGAGGGTGCTATAATCAAGAAGGAGTGGTGGAACGTCTGGGAGAAAGAGGACATTCCTCCTGTGAGTTATATCATACAGAGTTACGATACGGCGTTTAGCAAGAAGGAGACTGCGGATTACTCGGCTATTACGACCTGGGGTGTTTTCCAGCCGGAGGAGGGTGGTTCTGATCATATTATCCTGATGGATGCGCATCGAGGCCGTTGGGATTTCCCTGAGCTGAAGAACAAGGCGTTGGAGGAGTATAACTACTGGGAACCGGACATGATTCTTATTGAGGCGAAGGCTACGGGTACGCCGCTCACGGACGAGTTACGGACGATGGGGATTCCTGTGGTAAATTATACGCCGTCCAAGGGCCGTGATAAGCACACGCGGATGCACATGGTGGCGCCGATCTTTGAGTCAGGGATGGTGTGGGCGCCTGAGATGAAATTCTCGGAAGAAGTGATCGATGAGTGCGCTGCATTTCCTAATGGTGATCACGATGATTATTGTGATAGTATGTCGATGGCTCTTATACGTTATCGTAGAGGAGGGTTTTTGCGTTTGGACAGTGACGAGGAAGACGATGAGATCGTCTCCGGTCCAAGGCCACGGGAGTATTACTAATGGCTCAAAAGAAGTTACAGGACGACAGCTCGCATAACGAGCTTGACGTTGACGGCGATGGGGTGGTTTCCGATCAGGAGCTCGCGTTAGCGAAAGTTCGTGATCAGCATGAGAAAGCGGATGCCCAGCGTCGAATGGCCTGGGTGGCGATGATTTCCATGATTGGTTTTACGTTGATGGTTTTCTTGCCGATCTTCCCTGATGGCCGGATCAAGGCCCTATCGGATTTATTCGGTCTTTTCTACATAGGTCAGGCAGGGGTGGTAGGTGCATATATGGGAATGACCGCCTATATGGCTAAAGGTAAATAATGGATACTATTTTAAAATGGTGGGAAAACACTTTTGGTGGAAATAATGCTATTTGGAACATAGACTATGGCAAACTTATTATTATTCTGCTTTTGCTGTATCATATTTTTTGGCAATCCTAACGTCTCTCTAGCGAATGATGAAAAAACATTTGCGGGGTGGATTTTACATATGTTTGTCTCTGGACAGCTAAAAGAATTTACGCCTAGGGGTGGTATGAGCGAGTGTCTCAAGGTCAAACGTAAGATACTTCGTAGTCAGGGAGACTCTGTTGGCACCCGTTGGGAATGTAAAAAAGGTAAACTTGTTTTACGGAAATACGATACAGGGTCCACGGGCAATCAGTGGTTACCTGTTGAACATTTAGGTCATGACTGATAAATCAGTAAGTATAAACGACGGCACCGCCATTGCGATGCCTGTTCGCAACCTCATAAGTATTATTATTGCGGTTTCAATAGGCGTCTGGGCGTACTTCGGTGTTCAAGAACGTTTGAATCGATTGGAAACCTTTGAGCAGCTGGTCCAGAAAGATCTGGAGCAAGGGTTACGAGAGCTTAAAGGTGATATAGAAAAAAACAACGAATTTCGTGTTAAGTATCCTCGCGGAGAACTTGGACAAGCAAGCGCGGATCAGGAGCAGTACCTTCTAATAGAACACTTGTCAAAACAGGTTGAGAAGATTCAGGAGCGTATAGAGAACGGGATGTCAAACGGAGTTAACATTACGCGGTTACAGGAAGATGCGAAAACTCTTAGAAGAGATGTTGAGACTTTAAAAGATAAGCAGCGCGGTTTGTTGAATGGAGAATTATCGTCGCAAGCTCATTAAAGTAGGTTCTGTGTGGTACCCTCCGACCAGAGCTGGTCGAAAGGCTGCAAGAGAGGCAGCGTATTGGAAACATGAAGCGTGGATAAGCGAGTTTATTAAACGGCGAGAATATGGTCGTGTTAGAGGTGTGAGATGGATCCAGCAACCATAGCGTTGGCAATCGCGGGGACGAAGAAGTTAATAGAGACCGCGAGTGATCTCAAGTCAGCTTATAAAGGTATCGACAACCTTCTTGCGCATGAAGAGGCTGCGGAAAACGCAGAGGGTCATCTACCATCTAAAAAACCTAAAACCCGTCAGCAACAGATTCTGAGACAGCGAGCTCATGATGACGGAGAGCAAGACAGCTTCAGCGAGATAGCTGATGAAGTCATGACGAAAAAACAAAATGAAATTGCACTTCAAAACCTGTTTAACGAAATTGATAAAAAATACGGCGCGGGAACAGTTGATGAAATAAAAAAACTTCGCAAAGAACGTAAGGAGAAGCGAGAGGCACAAGCCAAAGAAATAGCAGCGATTAAAAAGAAAGAACGTGAAGAGACAGTAGCGTTTCTCAAGAAATGGAGTATTATTTTTGCACAGCTTGTCGGCATAGGTGGTTTTATAGTTTTGACAGGGTGGTATGTTTGGTCAATACGGTGTGTAGAGGCAACTTGTAGGTAAATGGAACTTACAGCAAGTCATGCGATTCAGGGAATTATGGTGTTAGCAACCATTGTAGGGGGATATGCTGTAGTTAAGTCAAACTTGTCTAGAGTTATGGAAGACCTTGAAAGACATATTAAGAAGTCTGAAACGGATTGGATGAAGTTTGATACAAGGTTAGACGCTGCGGAAGAAGAACGTGGAAGACATACGCTTCAGATTACGACATTAAAGGATATTAACTCACCTGCTGAATTAAAGGCGTTAAATAGAGAGATGGCTGATTTCAGTGCAAGACTTAAAATGGCTGAAAAACAAATTGATAAGTTAGTAGATAATAAATGATTGATCCAAAAGATGTTGCGATTGTAACGCCAGGAGCTATTGCTGTAGCGGCAAGTTGGCTAGGCATTGTTAATACTGTACTTAGTATTGCGTTTATTTCAGCTTCACTTGCATTTTTAATTTGGAAATGGCGACAAGCAATTAAGGAATCAAAGTAATGGCGGGATTGTTAATGCTTCTTGCAGCGTTGCTTTTAGGATCCTGTCAAACAGTTGCTTTGGAGCCTACTGACGTACCGCAACAGAAAGTCTCTACTGCTTCTGTGCCAAACTGTGGGCCTAAAGATTTAATGACAGGCTTACTGGGGAAAACTTTTGCAGAGCAACCGTTGTTGCACGGTGTTGCAGCAGACGGTTCAGTTTTTACTATTCACGCAGGCCCTAACGGATCTTGGACGCTTACTCGAATTGTGAACGATATTATGTGCATAATGGTGGTTGGTACAGAATTAAAAATAATGGAACTTGTTCCGGGAGCTACAATATAATGATTGCACTTTTGGGAAGTCTTCTGGGTTTTGGGACATCTATAATTCCTGAAATTCTAGGTATTTTTAAGCAGAAACAAGCGGATGCGCATCAGCTGAAGATGCTTGAGGCGAAAGCCAAGTTTGCGGATCAGATGTCCAAGCTAAAGGTTGCCGAGCTGGACGCTCAAGCGGAGATTGAAGAAACGAAAGGACTGTACGAGCATGATAGATCTATCGATGCTGGAAACTTTATCAATGCTCTTCGCGGTTCTGTGCGCCCTGTCGTTACTTATTTGTTCCTACTAGCCTATTTGACCACCAAGGGGGTTATGATCTATGCTATGATTGCAGTTCAAAATCTAGATTGGACGGTAGCTATTGACATGGCATGGAGAGAAGAAACGGATGGCGTAATATTTAGCGCGATACTGAGTTTCTGGTTTGGGAATAGAGCGATGTCCAAAGCACGGGCATGGCGTCAAGGCGAGAAAAAGTAACATGGCAAAGCTCTGTCCTCGAGGAAAAGCGGCTGCAAAGCGCAAATTTGACGTTTACCCCAGTGCTTACGCCAATATGTACGCTAGTGCGGTGTGTAGCGGTAAAGTTAAACCCGGCGGTAAGAAAAAACCTAAGAAAACCACTACAAAGAAGCGCACAACCACTAAAACACGAAGAAAAACCACCACCCGTGGTAAAAAACGATGAGTTTACGCAAATGGGTGGGCGAAAAATGGGTTGATATTGGTGCTCCGAAGAAAGATGGTAAGTTTCAAGCGTGTGGACGCAAGTCCTCTAAGGGAAGTAAGCGAAAATACCCGAAATGTGTGCCTCTAGCGAAGGCAAAACGAATGACAGCTTCTCAAAAGAAGAGTGCGGTCACCAGAAAGCGTTCAAAAACGCAAGGAGTTGGTGGAAAACCGACAAATGTAGCAACCTTTGCTAAAAAACGTAAAACATCATCACCAAAAAGGGGATAACTATGGCTATGAAAAAGAAAACAACTAAGGGTTATGCTAAAGGCGGTATGGCTAAGAAAACCAAGGGTTATGCTAAAGGTGGCGCTGCACGTAAGAAAATGATGGGCGGCGGTATGGCTAAAAAGACTAAAGGATATGCCAAGGGCGGCGCTGCCAAGCGTCGATAATGTCTTATCTGATCAGTAATGTCCCTAATTTTAAATGTTGGGTGCGAAGAGAGTTTACGTGTAACCACATGCGCTATCATGGAGAGTTTCTTCATGCTATGGCGTTTGCCGTAAATACTATACCAGATCGATCTCTGAGCTTTCAGATTGTTTTTACTGGATGTGAGATTGACATGGAAGATGGGCCAGAAGAGAACGTTCATGGCGGTGCAATGTGGGCAAGAATGCCCATACAGGCGCTGGTAGCGGACGTTCCTTTAGAGAATTGGCCGGAACCTATGCCCGATCACATTTGCCAACCTTGGGACTGCGAATCAAGAAACCATAGCGTTATAGTTATGGATCGTGTAAGTTCTTCGCCATGGTTGTGTAAGATTGATAATGAATTCTATACGGGCAAGTATTTGTTTACTGTAGACTACACCGATAATGAGATCGCAGATGACCCTGCGCAGCATAAGCAGTCTCATGTTGTCTCTTTGACTGACGCTGGACCGTGGACAGGTAATATTGTTGCGTTGCCCAACAATAGAGTTCGCACAACGAGCCCTGCTTTATGGAGAACGGGGGAGGGCGCTCCCGACTTCACACCTTCGCAATGGACGCACTCCGCAGAGTCTCATGAGTCGTATCTTGACCCTTCCGTGACCTTTAACAACCTTTATTCCGAGGGTAAATAGAATGGCCACGAAGAGGCAGAAGCCCATCAGGAAAACGACAACAGGAAAGGGTGCGAACTATCGTCCTACCGAGAAAGGTGCGGGGATGACTAAAGCGGGTGTCCGCGCACACCGCAAAGCCAATCCCGGATCAAAACTAAAGACAGCTGTTACAGGTAAGGTTAAAAAAGGAAGTGCGGCGGCAAAACGCCGTAAAAGTTATTGCGCTAGATCGTTGGGTCAGTTGAAACGTAGTTCTGCTAAAACAAGAAATGATCCAAACTCTCGTATTCGGCAAGCTCGTAGAAGGTGGAAATGCTAATGGATTTAACTAGAAAAAACAAAACTAAAGTTAAAAAAGTAATTAAAGGTTTGAAAAAAGCTTCTAAATTACATGCGGGTCAAGCTAAAACATTAAAGGGTATAGTTAAAGGTAAAACAAAAACACCCAAAGGTAAAAACAGGAAAAAAACCTAAATGTTAGAAGAGGTACACTGTGCGCATTGTTCTTCTATTCAACAGATTGTTGAAGTACATGGGCACAGGCAATGTTTGAAATGCGGCATAAATGTGGGGCCCTGTTGCGAGGGAAGTCCTCTTCCAGATTTCCCTGATGTTGACATATTACCAGATAGTCGTTAGGAAAAATTATGGCTGAAACCCCGATTTCTTTAATTGATGGAGCAATGCCGGCTCAAGGAGAGGATCTTCTTGAGGAGGGAGAAGTTATTGAGATTGAGGAGCTTGAGGATCCCACAGAGATTATTGAGGAAGAGGATGGTTCCGTAGTTATCAACTTTGAGGATTCGATTAAAGAAGAATTACTGACAGAACAAGATGCTAATCTCGCGGAACTTTTAGACGAGAGGGACTTAACAGAGATTGCTCAAGATCTTCTTTACTACTACGAGGAAGACAAATCTGGCCGACAGGAGTGGGAAGATGCTTACTCTGATGGATTAAGTCTTCTTGGTATTAAGTACGAAGAGCGAGAGGAACCGTTTCGCGGTTCAAGTGGAGTGACGCACCCTGTTATTGCCGAAGCTGTTACTCAGTTTCAATCACAAGCGTATAAAGAACTTTTGCCGTCTTCTGGCCCTGTTCGCACACAGATTGTAGGCGCGATTACCCCCGAAGTTGAGGATCAGGCGCAACGTGTCAAGGAGTTTATGAACTACGAGATACTCAACGTTATGCAAGAATATGATCCCGAGATGGACCGTCTCTTGTTTTACTTACCGTTGGCTGGAAGTGCGTTTAAGAAGATTTACTTTGACGATATGCTGGACAGGGCCGTAGCACGTTTTGTGCCTGCGGACGATCTTGTCGTTCCGTACAACGCTACCGATCTGGATTCCGCTTCCCGTATTGCTCACGTGGTTCGCATGGACATCAACAATGTTCGCAAGAATCAGGCGGCTGGGTTTTATAGGGACATTGAGCTCTCCCCTTACGAACAGGAAGACAGCCTACGGGAGAAAGAGCGCGAGCTTGTTGGCGTTGAAAAGACGGTGGATGGCGAGGACTGTACTCTTATAGAGTTTCACATCAACCTTGATCTAAAAGGTTTTGAGCACGTTAATCCTGTTGATGGAGAAGAGACGGGCATTAAACTTCCCTACATTGTTACAATTGATGAGGGGAGCTCAAAGGTTCTGTCGATACGTAGAAACTGGAACGAGGGTGACGAATATTACCGAAAGAACCAGTACTTTACGCACTACAAATTTCTTCCTGGGCTAGGATTTTATGGTTTAGGGCTTCTTCACATGATTGGAGGTCTGGGACGTTCCGCAACATCTATTATGAGGCAATTAATTGATGCTGGTACTTTGGCCAACTTGCCTGCTGGCTTTAAAGCTAGGGGCATCCGTATTCGTGATGCTGATGAGCCTCTTGCTCCTGGGGAGTTCCGTGATATTGATGCTCCTGGAGGAGCTTTGCGCGACAGTCTTATGCCTCTTCCGTACAAGGAGCCGAGCCAGACTCTCTTTGGTTTATTATCCTTCGTTGTCGAGGCAGGGCAAAGATTTGCAGCTATCGCAGACATGCAAGTTGGTGACGGCAACCAACAAGCGGCGGTAGGTACAACAGTAGCCCTCCTTGAGAGAGGATCTCGAGTGATGTCCGCTATTCACAAGAGGCTTCACTATGCACAGAAACAAGAGTTTCGTATGTTGGCAAAGATTTTTAAAGAGTCTCTGCCCCCTATGTACCCTTATAATATCTATGGCGCGGAGTCTCTTATCAAGCAAACGGACTTTGATGACCGAGTAGATATTATCCCTGTATCGGATCCGAATATCTTCTCCTTATCTCAAAGGATTGCTATAGCTCAGACGCAGCTTCAATTAGCGCAGTCCAACCCACAGATACACAATCTGTTTGAAGCATATAGAAGGATGTATCAGGCATTAGGTGTACAGAACATTGAATCGATACTTCCGGCGCCTAAAGCTCCGGTGCCGACAGACCCTTCTATAGAGAACGCCAGATCTCTGATTCAGGAGAATTTACAGGCGTTTCCGACACAGGATCACGATGCGCATATTATGTCGCATATAGCCTTTATGAAAACACCTGTTCCCGCTGGCACTCCTCCCGTACTGGGTCTTTTACAAGCTCATATATGTGAGCATATCGCTCTTAAAGCGAGAAATGTTGTTCAGGCAAAGACGATGGTAATGTCTGAGCAAGCGATGGCACAGGGAATGCAGCCGCCTCAAATGGACGTTGAGGCTGAGGTTGCTCAGTTAATTGCCGAGTATATGCAAGAAATTATGCCTTTATTAGGGCCACCTCCGGGGTCTGGTGTTGATCCTCTCGTTGAGCTTCGTGACAAGGAACTGGACATCAAAGAGATGGACATGCAGCGTAAAGCTAACGAGTTCTCTGCACGATTAGACTTTGACCAACGCAGAGTGGGAGAAAATCAGGAGATTGACCGAGAAAAGATTGATTCTCATGAGGACATTGCGATGCTTCGTGCGCGGGTTAATCAAAGTAGAATCGATAAAATGGGATAATTGTTTCACGTGAAACAATTTGTAGAACAAAGGAGAGAACTATGAAAGAAGTTGAAATGATGAACGAGCCTGTGGAGATCACTATGGCAGAGGTCGATGCACCTCCTCCGAATGCTCCTGAGAGACGTAAGCGGGGTGGTGTATCCGAGCAGCTTATTAAAGGAACAGAAGCTCAGTTCAAGGGACGTTATTTTAACAGCAACAGTGGACAAGGAACATTCTAATGGCAAATGGTAGAGCAATGTCTAATGCAGAACGTGCTCGGGCAGCTATGATTATGGGTGAGGGTGGTCGCAAAATGTCTAATGCAGAACGTGCTCGGGCAGCTATGCTTATGGATGAGGGTGATCGTGCTCGCACAATAATTGATAGGGGTCTCTCTGATGCAGATCGTGCTCGAGCAGCTATGATTATGGGTGAGGGTGCTCGCGCAGGATCTGATGCAGATCGTATGTTGTTGAGGTATCTGAGAGACAACGACGGTGGATCCAGCAAGTCACCTAGAGATGTGAAGCTGCGATAAATGACTATCTTAATTCCTCTTGCAAAAGGTGCTACAGTATTAGCTGGCCTCGGCGTTGCTGGCTATGCAAAAGGTGCTTATGACGCAGTAAAAGAAGCACTTTCTGATAATGATTCTAAAGACAAGGATCTAAAAAAATATTTGAAAGACAACGATGGTCCATCTAAACCTAAGAAGACCAAGATGCGCTAATGGAAGACTCTCTTTCGTTTGCGTATGCCGTTCTGAAAGCTATAGAAGGAAGGATTGAGCTTACAGAACAAAACATACTGCACGGTTCTCCAGATAGCATGGAAAAGTATCGCCAGCTTGTAGGAGAACTTAATGGGCTACAGTATGCTAAAACTGAAATCAAAGAACGATTAGATAGGTTGGAGAAAGAAGAATGACCAAGACCTTATACGTACCAGATCACGTAGCAGAAGCTAAATCTTCTGTGTCATCAGCATACGTTTCTGCTGATAAAAAAGTTTTAGACCCCTCTCTTTTGGAAGAGGCTCTACAGGAACGATTACCTCAACCAACAGGATGGCGTATCCTAGTTATGCCTTACGCTGGAAAAGCGACTACGGATGGGGGAGTTTTCATTCCAGACGCTGTTCGAGACCGAGAAGCCTTGGCAACGGTTGTTGCGTATGTCGTTAAATTAGGACCACTAGCATATAAAGATCCACATAAATTTGGTGAGAATATGGAACCTTGGTGTTTCGAGGGCCAATGGGTGTGCATTGGACGATATGCTGGTGCTAGGTTTAAGATTGATGGCGGTGAAGTTCGTATCATTAATGATGACGAAGTAATTGCTACAATTCTTGAACCTGATGATATTAAACATGTCTAGAAAGAATAGAGGATATGATGAGTGAAATAACTGAAACAGAAGAAACAACAATCGATGTTGGAGATTCTGACGAAACGTCTGTTGACGTAGATGTCTCTGAGGCATCTAACCCAGAAGCGGATGGCGTGGAGATAGAAGCGTCCGCTGATGACGGAGAAAAAGAAAAAGAGCTGGACGATTACTCTAGAAAAGCTCAAAGCCGAATTAAACAGCTGACTTCAAAGTATCGTGAAGAGGAACGACAAAAGCAGACAGCTATTCAGTTTGCAGAAAACGTCCGACAGGAAAACGAAAATTTGAAGCAGCGTCTTGAAACGCTGGATGAGGGCTATCAAAAAGAATTTGATAGCCGAGTGAGTTCTCAGCTTGATTCTGCAAAAAGAATCCTAAAAGATGCTCATGAGAGCGGTGATGTAGATCGCCTTGTTGAGGCTCAAGAAGCTCTTGCTCAACTTTCCGCTGAAAAACAACGGTTAGCTTCGGTCAAGAAAGAGGTGCCTACGGAGACTGTAGCGCAACCTCAACCACAAGCTCCTCAACCACAGGTTAAGCAACCGGCTCCTGACCCAAGAGCGCAAGCCTGGGCAGAAAAAAATTCTTGGTTTGGTACAGATGACGCTATGACTTATGCGGCATTTGGTATTCACCGAAAACTTGTGGAGGATGAAGGATTTGACCCCACAAGTAATGAGTACTATACTGAGATTGACAATCGTCTTTTGTCTGAGTTTCCTCATAAACTTGGGTCAAAAAACGGTAACATCGGGGGGACTCAAAAGGTTGCGTCAGCCGAGAGTTCTAAATCCCGCAACAAAGGTGGACGTAAAAGAGTGCGGTTAACTCCGTCGCAGATTGCGATTGCCAAGAAGCTGAATGTGCCGCTTGAAGAATACGCAAAATATGTGAGGGATTAATTATGAATACCGAGAACACTACTCGCCAGAAGTCACCTAAGACGCCCAGGGCTAAAAGCACACGCGAACATCAATCGCGTTCTACTCCGTGGAAGCCGCCGTCTATGTTAGAGGCTCCACCCGCGCCAGAAGGTTATCGGCACAGGTGGATAAGAGCAGAAGTTATGGGTTTTGATGACCGCAAGAACATCTCCGCAAGGTCTCGAGAGGGATGGGAGTTGGTACGTGGTGATGAATATCCAGACTTTGAAATCCCAACCGTTGATGACGGCAAACATGCCGGTGTTATTGGTGTAGGTGGATTGCTCCTAGCCCGGATTCCCGAAGAGATTGCGAATGAGCGAACTGTTTACTTTAAAAACGTTGCTAAAGATCAAATGTCCGCTGTTGATAATGATCTGGCCCGAGAGCAGCATCCAGCTATGCCGATCAGTAAACCTGAACGGCAGTCTAGTGTAACTTTTGGAGGCCCTCGTAAATTAGAGGGCTAGGAGTAAATAAAATATGGCTAACTCTAATGGAAGCTTTGGCCTTCGCCCAATAAGCAAATTGGGCAGTGCCACTAATTCCACTGGCGTTACGGGATATTCCCCATACGAAATTGCGTCTGACAACAGTGACAAGATTTTCCATGGGCAGGTGGTTATTCCTCTTGCTTCTGGGTTTATTGATCACGCAGCTAATGCAGCTGGTGGCACTGTCAGTCATCTAGGCGTATTTCAAGGATGTGAGTTTGTCTCTAGCGTCACTGGAAAAACGACCTTCAGTAACTATTGGCCCGGATCAGGCGCTGATAGCAACCATCCTGTAAAGGCATTTATCGTAGATGATCCTAATCAGCTCTACGCTATTGCTACGGATGCTTCGTGGACCAGTGAGGCAAATGCAAGAGCAAGTGTGTTCTTGAATGCCAGCACTTCTACAGGCATTACGGGGACGGACGCTACAGGTCTTTCTTTAGGCCGATTGGCTATTAGCACCTTGGCAACAACCAACACTCTGACTCTTCGAGTTATGGGTTGGATGGAAGATCCTGAAAATGAGGACTTCACTGCTGCGGGTATTGCTGCAATCGTTAGGTTGAACAATCCGTTCAATGCACCCGTTGGGTCCATTGCTGCGGGTACGCCTTCAACCACTGGCGTATAAGGAGGTATTGAGAAATGGCTATTTCAAGAGCACAGCTAGCTAAAGAGCTAGAGCCTGGCCTCAATGCCCTTTTTGGCCTTGAGTATGCTAGGTATGACGCGGAACATGCAGAAATTTTTGATTCGGAATCTTCAGATCGAGCTTTTGAAGAGGAAGTAATGCTGTCTGGCTTTGGCTCGGCACCAGTAAAATCAGAAGGTTCGGCAGTTTCATTCGATGACGCTCAAGAGGCGTATACGGCACGTTACACGATGGAAACGATTGCTTTAGCTTTCTCCATTACGGAAGAAGCTATTGAAGACAATCTTTATGATCGTTTGGCGTCTCGTTACACAAAGGCACTTGCTCGCAGCATGGCTAACACCAAACAGGTGAAAGCGGCGGCGGTCTTGAACAATGCTTTTGATAGCACCGTTACGGGTGGTGATGGAAAAGAGCTTTGCGCTACAGACCATCCTCTGGCCGGTGGTAGCACTCTTCGTAACGAACTGTCTACGGCGGCAGACCTCAATGAGACGAGCCTTGAAAACTCTCTCATCGACATCTCAGCCTTCGTTGATGAGCGCGGCCTCAAAGTGTCTGTTCGTGGATTGAAGATGATCGTTCCACCTGCATTGCAGTTTGTAGCGGATCGTCTGCTTGAATCAACTCTCCGTCCGGGATCTGCGGATAACGATATTAACGCTACGCGGAACATGGGTATGCTTCCGCAGGGTTATGTCGTTAACCACTACCTCACGGATACGGACGCATTCTTCATTAAGACGGATGCTCCTCGAGGGTTTGTTCACTTTGAGCGTCTTCCGATTACGACTAAAATGGAAGGTGACTTCGATACTGGCAATGTTCGCTACAAAGCTCGTGAGCGTTACAGTTTCGGTTTCTCCGATCCACGTTGTGTATTCGGATCGCCTGGAGCGTGATTTTAGTGAGGGGGGTTTATACCCCCCTCTCTTTATCGAATGATGGTTACAGAGACAATCTGGGATGCACTGGCCCTAGCGACTGCCCCAGCAGACGCTTACGGAGACTCTAGGGCGAAACCTTTCGTAAGGAGGATTTTAAAATGGCGAATACAACTTTTAGCGGTCCCGTCCGTTCTCAAAACGGGTTTCAGCAGATTACAACAAATGCCACCACTGGAACGGTAACTCAAAAACAGTTTGAGGTTCAAACGGTTGCTACTTCTGGTATCAACAACATTGTCGATACAAACGGTTTTTCTGGAACGGCTACCGCCGCTGGAGCGAACAATGCTAGTTTAGATACAGGAGCGACTATTTTTGGTATCACTCCTAACACTCATGGTTCTGGTATCCCAGATGCTTCTATCAACACCTTCGTTAATAAAATGGGTGGCACTATTGTTACATCGATTCTTATTGACCTCCACGGTGGTTTTGACGGCTCTGCTACTGGAGACCGGATTATCGGTAACGGCACAGATGCAAATGCCTATATTGCAGAACTGACAAAAGAAGTTAACGGTATCCCTATTCTTCTTGAGTTTGGTTGCGTTGAGGTCCCGACAGGTGGTGATCCTGATATTAACGTGGATATTTCTGCTACGGGAACAACGGCTTCTGGTGCAGCGGTTGCTTCCGGTACACAGATGATGAACAACGGTGACCTTACTCTGGGTTACTATAACTCGGTTGACGCAGGAGCCGTGATGGCGGCGTTGTCCAAGAAGTTCATTTATCTGGTTCAGGGTGATGCAACGAATGCGGCATACACAGCGGGTAAAATCTGGATTCGTATCACGGGTATGAATGTTGATTTTAACAATGGCTAATAGTTTAGGCGGGGGGGTTTTCCTCCCCGTTCTTTACTTATGTAGAAGGAGCCAGATATGGCAGATGCTGTAACAGCGACTACGGTAATAGATGGAGCAAGATCTGCTGTTATCTATTGTACGAACACAAGTGATGGAACTGGAGAATCAGCGGTTGTTAAGGTTGATGTGTCCGCACTATCTGACCGAGCAGATGGCACTTCTTGCACTGGGGTTCGCCTACAGAAAGTTTCCTTCTCTACTGCCGGAATGGGTGTAAAGCTACTTTGGGATGCATCTACAGATGTTATCGCTGTAGAATTACCTGCCGACTACTCAGACACTCTGGATTACTCAGACATTAGCGGATTACCTAATGTTGCAGCTTCTGGAGGAAAAACCGGAGATATTCAGTTAACTACTGTGGGGCATAGCAGCGGAGACACTTACTCTGTAGTTATCTACTGTATTAAGGAATACTAATCAGCATGGCTACTTCAGGTTCCGCTGACTTTAACTTGAACATGTCGGATGCCATTGAAGAGGCGTTTGAGAGATGTGGACTTGAGTTTCGCACTGGATACGATGCGGCTACCGCTCGAAGATCTTTAAACCTCTTATTTGCAGAATGGGCAAACAGAGGTCTTAATTTATGGACGGTTGAGGAGAAGACTCTTAATTTTGCTCGGCTATCCTCATCTTCTGCAATCTCAACATATCCTATTGGAACAATTACGCTGGTTGTTGCAGCTTCTGCTAATTTCTCTGTTGGGGAATCGATTAGCGGAGGAACCAGCGCGGCGGTGGCTTCCGTTATTACCAAGCCTACAGCAACATCATTAACCATAACTGTCCCTGTAGGTATTTTCGTTGCTACAGAAGTGATTACAGGTGCGACAAGTGCCGCAGCAACCACTGTTACTTCTGCGGCTAGTCTAGCGGACACTCAATCAACGGTAGACGTTCTTGAGGCTGTGATAAGGCGTTCAGGAACCGATATCGGAGTCACTCGTATTGGCCGTCAGGATTATCTAAGCATACCAGACAAAACTACACAGGGCCGACCCACTCAATTCTTTGTTGACCGTCAGATAACTCCGACAATTACCGTATGGCCTGCGCCAGAGAATTCTACTGATCAACTTATATATTACAGGATTAGAAGAATAGAAGATGTTGATGCTTCTACAAATGATGCGGATGTTCCTTTTAGATTTCTTCCGTGTTTAGTTGCGGGACTATCATACTATCTTTCTGTTAAAAGAGCCCCGGACAGAATAGGGGTTCTTAAAGATATATACGAAGAAGAGTTCTACAGAGCGGCTTCAGAAGATGGTGAACGAGTACCTCTTCGTCTTGTTCCTAGTTACAGTTCGTTGAGTGTCACGTAATGGCTAGATATGCTTCAGGAAAGTATGCTCTTGGAATTTCAGATCGTTCTGGAAGAGCATATAAACTTACCAATATGATAAAAGAGTGGAATAATGCTCTCGTTGGAAGGGACGAATACGAGGCCAAGCAGCCTCAACTATCTCCTAGAAGAGTTAGAGCGGACCCGCAGGCTTTGCGGATCAGCCGCCCAGATCGTTCTGAACCGGCTGTTACGGTTCTTTTGAAGTTTAACCCTTTCAAGTCTGGAACCAGTGGAACCGCAACAATTACTGTCACGGAACCTAATCATGGTCGTTCTACTGGAGATACCGTTAGATTTCGGTCTATTGAAGCGTTTGATGGCTTTACCGCTTCAACTGTGCAATCTGCATCTGGTTACTCAATTACTAAGGTTAATGATAACACGTACACTTTTTCTGCGACTGGTGAGACAGCAACTTCTGGAAATACGGTAGGAGGGGGTGGCATTGCATCCGCTGGTCCCGTTACGGTGAGTGCATAGAATGGCTTATACTTTTACCACGTTGAAAACAGCGATACAGGATTACACGCAGAATACAGAGACCACGTTTGTGAGTCAGCTTCCTCGTTTTATTTTAAACGCGGAAGAGCGCATACTGAAAGAGGCGCAACTAGATGTATTCAGGAAGAACTCTACAGGATCAACATCCATAGGAAATAAGTATCTGTCGAAGCCTTCTGATTTTCTTTCTCAAAACTCCTTGAGCGTGATCAGTAGTTCAGAAAATAAATTTTTGTTGTATAAACAAGTTACGATGCTTCAAGATTTCACGCCGAATTCAGCGACTACGGGAACGCCTGTGTATTACGCTGATTGGGATAACGATAGTTTCTTATTGGCGCCTGCGCCCGATCAGGTTTATACAATGGAGCTTCACTATTTCTATCGCCCAACTTCCATAACAACAGCGGCAAGCGGAACCAGCTATCTAGGAGATAATGCAGAATTGGCTCTTTTGTACGGAAGTCTCGTTGAGGCGTATACTTTCATGAAAGGCGAGGCAGACCTTTTGCAGCTGTATAACGGAAGATTTCAAGAATCTCTTCAATGGATTAAGAACTTGGGTGAGGGACTTCAGACAAGAGATCAATATCGTTATGATCGTCTTAGAAGGGATGTTTCATAATGTTTGATAGTGACTCAGCCACCGCAATTGCAGATCCCTTCGTCTTTACTTCTACGAACAGAGGTCATTCTCCTGAAGAGATGGCCGAGATGGCCATGAACAAGATTATGGTTGTTTCTGATACAGCACCACCCGTTATTAAAGAGCAGGCTCTTGCACACAGAGATAAGCTAAAAGCGATTCTGATCTCGTATATGGAGAGAATGGCCCAAAGCGAGAGAACAACTATCTGGGCTCTTCTAAAACAACAAGGCCATGAGGACATGGCCGAGATTATAAGGAGGTTGTAATGGCCGTTGGTTCATCCGCAATGTGCGGAACTTTTAAACGTGAAATACTTGCTGGGATACATTTTTTAACGGCTCACACTAGAACAGGATCTAGTGCAATATCTGCGGACACTCTTAAAGTAGCCATGTTTACAAACAGTTCCTCTATTGACGCGGATACTACCGGGTACACTACGGGTAACGAAGTTTCAGGGACGAACTACTCCGCTGGAGGTGCAGCGTTATCTAGTGTAACCATTGGTCTTGCCGACAACAGTTCTTCTGTACCTACCGCGTTTGTAGATTTTGCAGATACTACGTTTTCGTCTTCTACGATTTCGAGTGCTAGAGGAGCTTTGATTTATAATTCAACGCTTTCTTCAGCAGGTACGGGTTCTACTACTAATCATGCAGCGGATCCGGCGATAGCGGTTATTAATTTTGGTGGAGACAAATCGTCTAGCGCGGGTGATTTTACTATTCAGTACCCTGCAAATGACGCTAACAATGCAGTTATTAGGATTGCCTAATGGCCTTAATCACTGGCTGGGATAGAAGTACTTGGAACTCCGGGGCTTGGAATAGTCCACTTCCCGTAGAAGTTACAGGTGTTTCTGCCGCCAGCGCCGTAGGTTCAGTGGTAATAAGTCTTCCTGTATCCGTAAGCGTTACAGGTGTTTCTGCCGCCAGCGCGATAGGAAGTCCTACCGTATCAGGTAAGGCTGTTGTGGCGGTTACGGGAGTATCTGCCGCCAGCGCGATAGGATCTCCGTCCTTTATTACAAACTCTATTCTTTCTCCATCTGGAGTTTCTGCGGCAAGTGCGATAGGATCAGTACAAATTAACTTTAAATTTACTGTAGAAGGAGTGTCTGCTGCGGGTTTGGTTAACACTGTATTAATTTGGGATCAAATTGATGAGTCACAGACATCTGGGTTTACAGAAATTAATGCGTCCCAAACACCTACTTGGACACAAATAGCAGCATAAGGACAGAATAATGGCATCTTCATTTACAACAAATTTTGGTATTGAAAAAATTGGCTCTGGCGAACAGTCTGGCGCATGGGGAACAACTACCAATCATAACCTAGACCTTCTGGACCGGGTAGCATCCTTCAAGGCTGTTGGACTATCTGGCACTACGCACACTCTGACGGTTCGCGAAGCATCTCCTGGTGCAGGCACCGAGAACCTTCAAGACGGTATGTTTCGTGTCATTAAGTTTACGGGCGCACTTGGGGCTAACAATACGGTTACCGTGGCACCCAATACGACAACGGCATATTTTATTTTTATAAATGCAACAACGGATTCTGGTTCTAGTGGACCCTATTCTGCGATTATATCGCAAGGTTCTGGTGCTAATATAACCATCCCTAATGGCCATACGGCTGTTGTGTTTTGCGACGGCGCAGGAGGTGGCGCGGCTGTTGTGGACGCCTTTGCAAGTCTTTACGTGTCTGACGCTCTACGGATAGGTGACGGCACTGCTGAAGACACGAAGATCGTCTTCGACGGCAACGCACAGGACTATTACATTGGATTGGATGACTCCGCAGATGACCTCGTCATAGGATTGGGCACTGCTGTCGGCACTACACCTGCCGTATCTATTGATGAAAACCAAGCCGTAGTGTTCCCAGCGGCGGCGGTCACTATAGGTGACGGCACTGCTGAAGACACAAAACTTGTTTATAACGGCAACGCGAAAGACTTCTACGTGGGCCTAGACGATAGCGAAGATAAACTTGTTGTCGGCGTGGGCTCCACCGTTGGAACAAACGGTATCATGACGATAGATGATGATGCTGTTACGATTGGAGACGGCGCGGCGGTTGATACCAAGATTGTCTACGACGGCAACGCGAAGGACTTCTATGTGGGTCTGGATGATTCAGTTGACAAGTTTGTAGTAGGAGTTGGTTCGGCAGTAGGCACAAACTCAATCATCACTTTAGACGATGACTCTGTGACGATAGGTGACGGGGCAGAAGTTGACACCAAGGTCGTATTTGATGGGAACGCTCAAGACTTTTACATAGGGCTAGACGATTCCGCTGATGACCTTGTATTTGGTCAGGGGTCAACAGTTGGCANNAATGTGGCATTCTCAATTGACGAGAACCAGCTAACCAACTTCAGCCATGCGGCGATTGGGTCCACACAAACGGCCTCGATCTCTGGAAGCACAGTTCTTGATTTCCAGACTCACCAGAACTTTATTCTGACGTTTGGCGCTGCGGTTACTTTTGCCAATCCTTCCACGGAAGCGGTAGGACAGAGTGGTTTTATTGTAATTATTCAAGACGGCACAGGAAGCAGGACACTTGCTTTGGGAACAGACTACGAAACAGCGGGAGGAGCGGGGCTAACAATTTCCACGGCAGCTAATGCAGTTGATATTGTGCCGTATGTGGTAAAAGCGAGTGGCTCCATTCAGTTGGGTGCTGCTCAGTTGGCGTTTTCATAATGCCTCTATGGTCTCCTCAAGTATTATTTTCAAGTGCTGGCAGCAGCCCACTGACTGTGACGTGGCGATCCGTGACGACAAGTACCGCACCCGGAACGGCGATGACTGCTTCAGGAGTATCCCTCGGTCCTGCGGGGGATGAATTTATTATTGTATCAGTTCAAGGTGGTGGCGGTTCTGCCAACGCGGCGGCCAGTTGTACGGTGGAAGGTGAGGCAGCTACCAAGATTGATGGGACAGGCACTGGAGAACCAGGTGTTTCAATGTTTAAAATTGCCCGAGCCGACGTTAGCGGGGCGACAACAGGCGACGTAATCGCCACTTGGTCTTCTGCACCGGGCCGGGCAAGTATTGATACGGCATCCGTCGATGGGGAAGTAGGTGATGTCACAGCCACGAAAGAACATAGCACTGGGGCAAACACAAGTTCGGTGACATCAGACATGTCTGTGTCTGCTGGAGGCATAGTTATAGCCGCTGTCCTTCACAATGACGGTGGCACAAGTTGGACGGAAAATTTAACTGAAGGTAGTGACGAGGGACCGTTTGAGAGCGTGCGATCTTCTTTTGCCTCGGGAAACTTTGCAACCGCTCAGACTGCCACGATTACAGCCACTTTTGCCTCTAATGCTACAAGTAGTGGAGCATTATTTTTAGCAATAGCTCCAGCATAATATAAAAATAGTACATAAGGACACAGTAATTGTTAAATAACGGAGCAAGAAAATGACTTCTATTTTTAAAGTTGGCGACCAGACAATCCAACTTGGACGAGCGTGGAGAGATTCGGATGGTACGCTTCAGCCGAAGAACTGGCACATATGGTCAGAGGACGATAAGAAAGCGGCTGGAATATCTGAAGTTGTGTTACAACCTTTTCCTGATGGTAGGCTTTATAATTCGTCACACAATGCTGATGGAAGCGTAACATCCACAGCAAAACCGTTGGAGGATGTTAAAACCAAGTTAAAACAGGAAGTAAAAATTCGTCAAGGCACGTATTTATTTCAGACGGATTGGGCGATAGTTCGGAAGGCTGATGCTGGCACGGACATTCCGTCCAATATCCAAACATGGCGTGATGCGATTCGTAAGAAAGCGACAGAGATGGAAGCCGCTATTGAAACCGCTGCGGACACAGATGCGGTTGAGGCGTTATTTGTAAAGGTTACTACAGACGATGACGGCAAAGTAACGAAGTCTGGTATTTTGTATGATTGGCCTGAGTTGGGTTAAAGGTAATAACTAATGCCGCTTACTAAAATTACATTTAAGCCGGGAATTAATAGAGAATCTACGTCTTACGCCGCAGAGAACGGATGGTTCGACTCAAACCTAATCCGTTTCCGAAAAGGGCGCCCCGAAAAAATGGGTGGGTGGGCCAAGATTAGTGATAATCCCGTTACAGGAACTCCTCGATCTCTTCATGTGTTTTCCGCTCTGGATGCCTCAAAGTTTATGGGAACAGGAACGGAGAAAAAATTCTACATAGAAGAGGGGGGTACGTTTCATGACATAACACCTCTCAGAGAGACTCAGTCGCTCAGTACTAATCCTATTACAACAGGAAGCTCTGGAAGTGGTGTGATCACCATCACTGACACGAACCATGGCGCCAGAACAGGCGACTTTGTTACGTTGTCTGGCGCCACTACAACGGATGGCGTAACCGCTGCTCAAATTAATCTGGAGTTTGAGCTCACTGTTGTTAATTCAAACACTTACACCGTAACTACAGCGGGTAGTGCGTCATCTGGAAGCACTGCTGGCGGTGGGTCTTCGGTTGTCGCTGCATATCAAATTAGCGCGGGTTTAGGAATCGTGGTCCCCGGTACAGGATGGGGCGCAGGTTTGTGGAGTGGCTACAGCAGCTCTTTTTCTGAAACTACGCTAGATGGCGCCCTTAATGATTCGGCAACGTCTTTCTCTCTAACGTCTGCAACTGACTTTGAAGCCGTTGCTTCTACATTGTCTGCGGATATTACGGATGTAAGTACATCCATACCTCTTGCTAACTCGTCCTCTTTTCCGTCCAAGGGCACGATATTGGTTGGCAGTGAGAAAATTGAATACGCCAACAATAATTCTAATGTCCTTTCTGACCTTACGCGGGGTGCAGATAGCACTACAGCAGCAGCTGGAAGCAGTGGTGCGAGTGCAACATTCGTTGGTCTTATGCTGATTGATAATGAGCTTGTTCAATACACGGGCAAAAGTACGAACACCATAAATGCTGGCGTTGTTCGAGGTGTTAGAGGCACCATAGCGGTGGCACATGACGATGACGCTCCCGTAAAAGAAGCAAACTCTTTTGTAGGATGGGGAGAATCCTCAAATATAACTACATCTGAGGGATCTAATATTCGTCTTTGGGCTCAAGATAACTGGGGCGAAGATCTGATATTCAATGCTTTTGATGGTACTCCGTACTATTGGGACAAAACTCTAGGAACAAGTGCCAGAGCTACGAGCCTTGCGGATCAGGCGGGAGCATCTGATGCTCCTACGGTTGTCCGTAAGTTGATGATCTCCACAACGGATCGTCATGTAGTTTGCTTCGGCTGCAACGCCAGAGGTTCAACAGAGCAAGACTTGCTCGAAGTTCGTTGGTCCGATCAGGAAGACCCCTTCAACTGGACCCCTACAGCTACGAATACAGCAGGGGGTATTCGTTTGTCTTCTGGTTCGGAGATCATTACAGCCGTCAAGACAAGACAGGAAATACTGATCTGGACGGACGTTAACCTTCACGCAATGCGGTTTGTTGGCCCTGACGATATATTCTCGTTTGCTATGGTTGCCAGTAATGTTTCGATCATAGGTTTTAATGCGGCGGTTACCGTAGGAGATCGCACTTACTGGATGGGCCGTAACAACTTCTATGCTTATTCTGGTCGATTACAGGTCATACCCTGCACCGTTCTAGATCACGTGTTTTCAGATATTAACACATCTCAGAACTTCAAATTCTTTGCAGCGTCGAACAAGCTGTTTGATGAGGTTTTCTGGTTCTACGCATCAGCAAGCTCCGAAGAGATCGACAAATACGTTAAGTTCAACCATGTTGAAGGAACATGGGACATTGGAACTCTGGCAAGAACGGCTTGGGTGGACCTTGGGGTTCATGAAAATCCAAGAGGTGCGGGGGTCGATAGTAGTGTCGAATACATTTACTCTCACGAGTCCGGTCAGAATGACGATGGAAGTGCCATGAGCAGTTTTATTGAATCAGCGGATTTTGACCTTGGCGATGGCGAACAGTTTATGTTTGTAGACAAACTAATACCTGATGTAAGACTAGCCGACACTAGCGGAGACAGCAGCGGGTCAATAGACTACGTGATCAAGACGCGGAACTTCCCTCTTGAATCCCTTAGTACGGATTCAACAAGCACTGTAGTAAGCACTACGCAACAATCTTTCTTGAGGGCTCGAGGCCGTCAGGCGGTTGTCCGAATTCAGAGCGATTCTACGAACCTTAACTGGACGCTGGGCGATTTACGCCTTAATCTCAGACCTGACGGGAGACGGTAATGGCAAAGCTCCTTGACCAAGAATTACCGCAAGCTCCTGTCACATATGAGGTGGAGGTGTTTGATCTTATATTAAGTGACATTGAAAGGGCTCTTTCAACGAAAGAATTTCCTAATGTCGTAGCGGGTCGCGATGACTTGCACAGTGTGAACTGGTTTATGAGCTAATGTCTATTGCTTACAAAAATGCGACGGCGCTTATAGGAAGTACTGGGGATGTAACTGTATACACGTGTCCTAGCATTACGCAGTCAATTATAAAAAACATAAATTTGTATAATAGCCATAGTGGAACTATAGTGATATTCCCTAAAATTACTGACAGTTCCGCTTCCGTAACGGCTACTTTACAGAAAATAAGTCTCGGAACTCTCGCACAAGCGGCTCTTGCTGGTCCTTTCGTTCTGGAGGAAGGTGATACGTTGTTATTGAATTGTGATACTGCGTCCAAGATTTTTACGGTTGTTAGCATATTAGAGGTGTCATGATGCAGGCAGTAGAACCAAAATATAGCGGAGAACCGACAGCGGAGTCTTTAGCCAACGGACTTGCCACACTAGGCCGTTATGGTGACGCCTACATGGTTCATGCTGCCGAAGGCGAAACGGTGGTTCCAAAGGAAGTCCTAGAGGCCAACCCAGGCTTGAGAAACCAGCTTCTCTGGCAAATGAAGATGATGGGTATTGAAAACCCGAATCGTTACGTTGTTGGAAGCGAATTCAACTCAATCAACCCTGTTACAGGTCAGCCCGAGTTCTTCTTTAAAAAGATTTTTAAAGCTGTAAAAAACGTTTTCAAGAAAGTTCTGCCTGTTGCCGCTCCTATCATTGGTAACATTATTGCTCCGGGAATTGGCGGTCCCATAGCCGCAGCGTTAAGTGCAAAACTTTCAGGGGGCTCCATGAGCGATGCCCTCAAACAAGCCGCGTTTGCCTATGGGGCGCAGGCCCTCGGTTCAGGGATCATGGGCGCTACGGATGGAGGGGGCATGTCTGGCTTCATGGAGGGACTCAAGAGCGGAGCTCTGGCGCCTATTGAAGCAGCAAGCAATATCTTTGCATCAGGGCCCATGAATCCTCTTCAGCAAGGTATCTTCGGCACAGTCAATCAAGGTACACGTGGCCTGAATATGGATACAATCTTCCCGCAGTATAACGCTCAAGGTATGCCTGCGGGTCTCCGTAATGTTAAGCCCGACGTTCCCGGAGAAGCTGGTCAAACTTTGGGTACAGGGGCAGGGGCATCAAGTGCGGCTAAAGTAGGCGCTAAAACGAGTGGTATTTCTTCAGGCGTAATGGACAAATTAAAAGTAGCAGGTCTCTTAGGCGCTGGAGGTCTTGCCCTTGGTGCTCTAACTGAAGAAGACGTAGCTGAGTTTGAAGGTATGCAGCCAAATGATCCTAGAAGGGCGGTGTATGATCAGTATAAGAACCTGACTCCTGAAGAACAAAAAAGTGAAGAAGGTATAGCTCTTCTTAAAGCAGCGGGTATCTCTCCTAAATATGATTATCAATCCTTGGCTGGCATTACAGGAATTACACCAGAAGCGGCTAAACGGTATCAAATAGGAAGATACGGATATTCGGTTGATCCTTCTGCTATGATGACCGCTGAAGGTCTTGATCGTCTTGCTGCTGGTGGAATGATATATGGCCCAGGTTCCGGCACTTCGGACAGCATCCCCGCGATGTTATCGGATGGTGAATTTGTAATGACCAAAAAGGCCGTGGATGGCGCGGGTGGTGCTGCAAGAATGTACCGAATGATGAGTGATTTTGAAAAGAGGGCTGCTTATGGCTGAATCAACAACAATTGTAAGACAGGCTCCGTTTCTTGAGGAGTATCAAGAAAAACTTCTTGAGGCTGTTGGTGCCAGAGGCGAGACCCCCATTGACCTTCCTGATTATCAGGTTGCGGGTATGGATCCGCTCACCCAAGAGGCGATTACCAAAGGTCAGGCCGGCATAGGTTCGTTTGAGCCGTACCTTGCTACGGCTGGCGATGCCCTGACCACGGGGCAAGGTATCCTTGAAGGTGCTACAGGAACTGTTACAGATTATTTCGATGAATCAGGAGCAACGGCTCGTGGTGCAACGGGCATGTATGCGCCGACTGAAGGCGCCTTACAGGGGTTCATGAACCCTTATCAGCAACAGGTCACGCAACAAGCTCTGGAGGAGTTTAATCGACAAGGCGATATCGCTGCAAACAAGCTTCGTGCGCGACAGGCGACAACAGGTGCTCTGGGTGGAGACAGGGCCGGCTTACAGATGGGCGAACTCAACCGCAACCTTCTGGATATCGGTAGCCGCCGCACGTTCGAGGACTACGCCAAGAACTACAGTCAAGCGTTGAACGCTTCGCAGACAGCGTTTGAGAATCAACAGAAGCGTCAACAGGGCGTTGCGTCTCTGCTGGCTGGGTTGGGTCAGGCGACTTCTCAGGAATCTATCCGTCTGGCCTCTGGCTTGGGTGCGCTCGGCACACAGCAGGCGAACCTTGGTGCATTGGGTCAGACCCTTGGCTCTCAAGACGTCCAGCTTTTGACGCAGTTGGGTGGATTGCAGCAAGCGCAGTCGCAAGCAGAGCTTGATGCAACTCGGCGCAATGAGCTTCAGCAGGTTATGGAGCCGTACACGCGACTTGGATTCATGAGTGACGTATTCAAGCCGCAGATCGGTTCGGCTTCGTCTACACAGTCTATATCGCCAGATCCACGGCCACCGAGTGGTATATCTCAGGTCATTGGTGCGGGTATCGCAGGTCTTGGTCTAAACAAGGCGTTGGATAATCCGTTTGGTGCAATCTTCAAGGGAACTCCTTAATGAAAAAAACGTTGGCTAACCGTAGGATGTTTCGTAAGGGCGGCTCTGTTAGTAGTGGAGCCATGGGTATTCTTGCATCTTCGCCAAGTCTTATTGAAGCGGTGGCTCAAGACGCTATGAACGTTCAAGGTGGACCCGCTATCCGTATGGCTGAAGGCGGTATTGTGCGTAGAATGGCGAATGGAGGATTCATAGGTCCTTCACAGAATCCAGGTGCTCTGTTCAATGCATTGTCGAATCCGGCTGCTTTGTCAGCGTTCCTGAATCCTCCTCCATTACGAGAGTTGCCT